TCTAAGTGTAAAACCAAGTTAGTTGTGATTATACCTAAATAATTTGATTTTGTAGCGTTATAGTTCTGTAATACTTCACTGGCTGTTAGTGCTTCAGTATAAACCGCTAGTTTGGATATTCTAATATTAGAATATTCATCACTAGCAGCAGTATCACCTCCTATAAAGAAAGGATTTGAATTTTTTGTAATGCCTGATGTTATAGTAGCGATTGAAGAACCGTTTTTGTAGTAAGTAAATGATGTGCCATTTTTAGTTATACAAATATTTTGCCACTCATTTAATGTAATTGTTCCACCAAAATTAGCACTGTAATATTCAAAGTTATTTGTAGTCAACTTTGTAAAACCTAGGCCAGGGTAACGATTTCCCATTACGACAGCATTCGTATTCGCAAAGGGATATAACCAAATAAACCATGTAAATGAAGTTGAAGTTGTGTATGCGGGTTGGACATACGATGAAAATGTTACAACGTCATTAGTACCATCAAATAAAAAATATCCTCCATTATCACTGCTATATGAAACACCGTTAACTAAAGTTCCATCGTTTGAATTACCACTTATATCACTCCAAGTAGTTCCGCTACCGCCATAAGAACTGCTAATAGTTGCATTTAAATCAAGAACTATATCTGTAGACACAATACCTGGTGTGCCTGAGTACTGGCTAGATGCTGGAATACCTTGCTCTGAAATATAAAAAGATATTCTTTTACCAGAAACATACTTAAGACCCTCATCACTTCCAGTAAATTGAAAACCTTTTTGTGTTTTAAATCCCATTTAAGATTCCTTATCTCCTACTACCAATGCGTTTATTGCACCACCCGAACCAACAACAATTTGTATAGTATCTCCATTAGTTGTAAGAATTATAGGAAAGTTAAATTCTAAAAAATAAGTGTCTTTAGTAATTAAATTTACTTCTAAAAGAACATTACCTGTTCCTACACTGCCACCATTTGGCACAATATGTCCAACTATGTTTACAGTTCCACTATGGGTATTATGTAATATTAAACCTCTTACATAATTTGTTTTACTGGAAGCCACAGTCAAAACAGTAGTTGTAGAACTTGCACTACACGAAGTAAATAATCCTAATCCTGTTTTTGATAATGCCATTTTATACCTCCTAAGTAAACATCATAACTTCAATGAGGTCAGTGCTAGAACTACCACCCGATTGATCAACCCAATCGAGAGCACCCGATCCATCAGTTTTTAAAACTTGGTTAGCAGCCCCATCGGTATTTGGGAGAGTCAATGTATAACTAGCAGCAGCACTATGGGGTGGGCCTTTTATTACTATTCCATGTGAGTTTTGTTCACAATTTAATTGAAACTGACCAGAACCTTTAGTTGCATTTCCTTTGAAAACAACTTTACCTGAACCGTTGGGATCTAACTCAATACTACCGTTTGATGTAGAAACAATATCTTGTCCATTAACATCAAGATTTCCTGCAAGTTGTGGTGAACTGTCATCCGCAACATCAAGCATAAACGTACCACTTTTATTAGGTATGGTTACAGTTCTATCAGCAGTAGGATCTGTTACCTGTACTGTTGTTTCGTAAGCATCACCAGTTGCACCTTCAAATTTTATACTGCTTACTGGATCGCCAAAGAAAATTTCACTTACATTATTGACTTTTAATTGATCTGCTTTTATGTCTAATACTGTAGTCAATGTACCAGCTTTCATTGTTTTATAAATCAACCTTCCATCTTCTGTACCATCAGAAGCATCAGCAATTTTGGTCATAAATGACCCATAAGTTACTTCTTGTCCAGCACTGTTTCTGCCTTTAAAATGAATATCTCCTAATACGTCATTATCAGCAGGGGAGGACGAATTTCTATCAAGAGCCAATATTGGATTTGCTGTTTCACCAGCGTCAGTTGAGGTTAATGCTAAGTTACCAGCACCATCATAAGTTAAACTTGATTCTCCTTCTAATGTATTAGCAGTATCGCTGCCTGTAATTAATCTATTATTTGCATTGTTATTAATAGTTGTACCACTTCCGCTGCCACCACCACCAATTTCTTTTATACTTCCACCGTCATTAACGTATAATTTCTGTGCTGATTTATCAATTGCAACTTCACCATCAACAATATCACTAGTTGTAGGTGTACTTGTACCTCTTTTGAGTTTTATAGTATTTGACATATTTTAAAAAGTACCCCCCTCTATCTCAAGACCTGAAACACTGCCATTCTCTAGAAATGTTACTAGGTCTGAAAAAGCAACTTGTTTCATAGTGCCAGCATCATTAACAACCATACGATCAGCAGCAGCAAGTGTTGTTGATGTCGCTGAAGTATCACCATCAGTACAAGTATTTAATTCTGTAGTTGTACTGTTTAAACCATCAAGTTTATTTAACTCTGTTACTGTCGAAGTTAAACTTGTAATTTTAGAAACTGGTAAAGTTCCAGTAATCGAACTTGCAGCCAAATCTAAAGCTAACTCAGTTGATTCAATAACCAGACCACCATTAGACTTAAGATCAAGAGTTAATGTATTTGCTGATTTATCTAATCCATCTCCTGCTGTAATTTGACCAGCACCACTAAATTGTGTAAAAGCTAAGTTATTAGTACCAACAACCGCAGATCCTTTATTTGTACTACACACAAAACCATTATCAGCATTTACAGTTCCTTGATCTACAAATACAAATACAGAAGAAGCATCATCACCAGCAGCTAAATCATCTGTTCTTGACCATGAACCAGCTTTACATAAATACAGTCCATTACCTGATGCACTACTTTGATCTTTAACTAAAACTCTTTCATCAGCCGAAACTGCCACACCATCAATAGTTTGCGTACCAGAAAGCGTGATATTTGCTGTTGTAGCTACCTTTACTGCTTCTTTAATATCTAATCCCTGACTGACACCATCTACATATCCCTTTGTAGCAAAATGAGCATCAGCAGTGGGAGTAACTCCTGAGACTGTACTTGTAGCAGATGCTAATTGATCAACTCTCGATGTTCTAACTTGTGTATCAAAATCACTTATTTTAGAAGCTGTTAGCGTTGGAACGTCAGCTACTACAAGTGACCTAAATGTAGGTGCAGCAGCACTTCCAGTTGTAGGGCCAGCTAATACAATATTTGCATTTCTTGTTGTTGCTTTATCAAAAAATGCACCAGTACCACCAACAGTAATTATTGAACTTGCAGAAGGTGGGGTAGATCCATTATCACCAAAACCATAATATAATTTCAGATCGTTTTCATTAAAAGCTAATTCTGATGGAGATAAACTAGAAGGTGCTCCAGCCGATCCACTAGCTGATCTTTTTTTAATTCTTATGGTGTTGGACATGGCTTAGAAGTTTCCTCCGTTTACGAGTGTAAGCTTAGTAGTAGTATTATCTGCCTTCAATGTACCACTTGCAGCGTGAAAATACAGTAATGAATCATCAACTGCATTAGTTATATCTATAGCAGTACCAGCCGGACCTTGTGGCCCTTCAGTGGATACAGTGACTACAGTCGCATTACCTTCTGTGACTGTGACAGTATTAGTAGTCTCATTGACTGTAACTGTATTCTTTTCTTCAGTGATCTGTACACTATTCATGCTGTATAACCCTCTGAAACAAATATAGTACCTTCTAAATAATACTCTTTTTCACCCGATCCATTTGTTAATAACACATCATATCTTAAGACGCTAGGAGAAAATGTTGCAGTTTGTGTATCAGTTAAACCTATACTTACTGAACCTGCTGCTCTATCTGTATAAGTAACACTAAAATCAGCATATTTTGTGGTGCGTGTTTCTTCCCAAACCTGTGCCGCAACAGTAAATCCTGTTAAATTTATTGCATTATTACTACTGTCTTTAAATAACAAAGGAATCGAATGATCAGATCGCCTTTGCAATGTAAAATTATACGTTCCAGGTTGGATTGCCATTTAAGTATAAGGTGATGTTCCTAGTATATCAGTGTTCCATTGTGCTTTTAATGCTGTTTCATCTGCGGCTGAAGCTATACCAGAATCAGCAGGTGCATCTCTTAATGCCTGTTTCTTAGCAACAATATCAGTTGTACTAGCTGAAGTTTCCTGTGCTTTTTGAAATTCAACATCAAGTTCTGCAAGTTTAGATACTCTTGCTGTTCTAATGTTTGTTTTATGAAGTTCTCTAGCTTTCGCCATATCTACACCAAATCCCATAATTTACTCCGAATAAGTCCAAGCGTTTCTAAAACTCCTGTCAGTAGGAATTGCAGATTTATTAACAGTATAAACTGTTCTATCGCTAGGGCAATCTTTTGCTTTTATTTGATCTAAAGTTAAACCACAATTATCTGCTGGTATAACAATACAAATTGAACCATCATCATTTGTGTAAATAAATCGTGAGTCAGAATTAGCCATAAAGTTTTTCTTTTAGTATATCTTAAGTGCAATTAATCACCAAAAACGGTACAGCAAACGATAGGGTCATCTCTTGTATATAAACCATTTAAAGTACCACCTGTAAAATGAGAGTTAACTCTAAAAGTAGTAGTTGTTAAACTATTACACACGCCACAGCCTCTAATAGCCGAGGTAGCACCATCTCCTGAAGCAGTTGTTACAGCATAATTCGTATTACTCATTGCGGTGGTCATGGTTACAGTGTAATCACCTTGACCATTATCAGTGACAGAACTTACATTAAAAGAATCTCTTATTCCTCCGTTTGCCTCAGTAAAAGGAGATGTGCCAAATGTACCATCAAAATTAATCCATGCCTTTGCTCTTCCTTGTGCTACTTGTTCTGGTGTTGAATTATTACCACCGTTTATATCTTGTAAGTTGTTGACTTTAAGTGTTGACATAATTAACTAGGTTTAGGATTGTCATTTTTTATTTTTGTAATAGCATCTTTCCAAGTAGTAGTACCATTTACACTATCCCAAAACTGCATATCTAATTGTTCTGTTATTTCTGGATATTGTTCACGCCTTATTTGTTTATATTCTTCTGCATTATTCCATGCAATGTAAGCTGCGTTTAACTCATCATCTGTTGGCTGTGTATCGGGATTATCAGATCGCCATTTTGTAATTTTATGTGGTGGTAAGTTTTTATCTAATTCATATTCATTATTATTTTTACCAAGTTGTAAAATTGCAAGATTAATATCTGTTGTAGAATTTATAGCCATTTATGCAAACTCCTTAAATATTTCTACCATACAATAGATTTCTTTATCACCTAAGTCAAAATCAACTCCTAATCCAAAAGTAGCTGGTGAGGTTGCATTCGCTCTGTGATAAATAGCTAACGCTTTAGTTCCTGTAAGTGTAAACCTTGCAGTTAAAAAAGCATCATTAGAACCGCCCATAGTATCAGCAGTATAATGTGATCTGCCTTGTTGTATATCTGTACTGTCTGTTACGTTGGTTAATTTAATTGCATGTCTATTCACAGCATACACAGGAGCTTCTGCCCTTACACGATAAGTACCAGCACCAAGTGTAAATTCATTATTAGAAACGGTAACAATACTATCTGGATCAAATAGTTCTGTATTTAAGTCACGTTTACGCCAAGCACCACTGGTAAAAGTGCCACCACCAACACCGTCTGCTTTTTGATCTACGACAAGAGCATAACTTTCAAAAGCTATATTTACACCAGTTATTGTTCCGTCACCATTAATTGTTATTGACATAGTTAATCTCCAAATACTGCTGCACAAACTCTATTTGAATTTGCTCTTCCCTGTGCAATCTGTTCTGGTGTTGAACTGTGAGCGGCAGATGTGTTTTGTATTGTGTTGACTTTAAGTGTTGAAATTTTTCTATCCTCCTATAGCAATAAAGGAAGCTCTTGAAGGATCATTTGCAAATCCATTAGAACCAGAACCCCCAGAAGTACCATAAAGCATTCTACATGAACCAACAAGTTTTTCTAATTCTGACCCACCTACAAAAGGATGGTTTGTCGCACCTGCTTGACTACCAAAACTACAATAATCAGTCGAATCAAAATTATTAATGAAAGTAAAAGTATAATCTCCTGTACCATTGTCAGTTATTGAACTTACATTAAATGATTCTCCCTTAGTTACTGTACCCGTACCAACAAAGGAACAATATGCTTCAATAAGCCTTCCCTTCTCTGTTCCACTCGAATTTTGAAATACTGGTGGAGATGCCGTTAAACTTTTTATGGTAGCAACATTAAGAGTACTCATTTAAACAACGCTCCATACCTCACCAGAACCAATAGTAACAACTACTCCCGATGCTATCGCAATTGGACCAAAACTACCAGCATTTTTAGCATTTGAAATTGTATAACTTTGAGTTACAGTTTGGTCATTTTCCCAAAAAATATTATCATTACCACCACCTTGAGCACCTGCTCCAGCTACATCCCAACGTAAATTACCATTGGTGTCGGATACAAGAGCATAGCCATCAACAGTGGCATCAGCATTAGGTAATTTCCAAACAACATTTGCAGCAATAGTATCAGGTGCTTTAAAACCAACATATTGAACATTGCCATTTGTTGCACTATTTATTGGTTCTAAAAACCTTAACTCCTTTTGATTACTAGCAGTTGAACTTATTGTCAAACTACTTGCATCTATAAATGCTTGTTCTTCACCAGCAGAGGAAAAACCCATTACATCTGCGGATTTTCTAAATAATCCTAAGTTTGCATCGGTATCAAAACTTAATGCAGGTGCAGAAGCACTATTAGAATCATCAAGTAATAATTGACCTGTCATTGGTGCAGTAGATCCACCTGATCTTGGTAATAAACCTAAATTTGCACTATCTAAGTCCCCAATTTCAAAAAAAGTTGCAGAAGCAGCAGCATCTTGACCAGAAGTAGATCGTATTTTAAGTTTGCTGTTTGTTGTATCAGCAAAAAGCTGACAAGGACTTGTAGTTCCTAAAGTGTTTTGTGTGCCAGAATTGCAAGTTTTTATTGCATCTAAAATAAAATTTAGATCTTGTCTTACGTTAGCCCCCGAAGCATTAGCGACATCATAATCTGTTACTTGTGCCATTAGACTTTGTTTTCCTCCATTCTACCCTCCTTTGCCAAAACCAACAGCACTGTAGGTAAAGTTCCTATCAATACTAGCATTACTTGAGTTTTTAAAATGGACTGTAAAGCCAGTTCCAGATATACTGCTTAATACAAAGTAATCCCCTGTTGCCATATTTTGTGGCGAAATATTAACAGAAGGTAAGAAACTATTTAAGTTACCCAATCCAGACGTTCCAACAAAAAATGGTGCTGTAAATGTAACTGCTTTTGCTCCTGCTCCTGATGCAATGACAGAAGATTGTTCAGTTCTTGATGGCATTGTTGCCGTATAACCTGCTTGCTGTAAATTTATATTTTGTGCTGTATCGGCTGTATTTAAAGTAATCCTAAATTGAAATCCTCTGCCCTTAAATGTTCCATTAGCAAAGTCATTAAAATCAGAATATAAACTCATGTCAGTAGACGTTCTAACAGCTATTTTTGCATTAGCATCGTTAGCAACAGTTCCATCAAAATCTGTCCAAGTATTGATTAATTCTGTTCTGTTATCAAATTGATCTCCTGTATAAAAACCAACTCCTTGAAAATATCTTTTTAAGACAAGTGAGAATGTACCACCAAGATCAAGAGTGTCTACAAAGTCATAAGTACCAGTAGCATTTGCTGTTGGATCTGTAAGTTTTAATCCACCAATAGTAGAGTCAAAAGTAAGATTTGATTTTGTTCCGTTATATGGTGTTGAATCGTTATCTTCTCTGTCAGTTTTAACAGTAATAGAATCTAAAATATCAACAATAGATAAAGCTGTACTTGTTGCATTTGTACTAAATCTACCGCCATCATCTTGAAATTTAAGAAGATATGTTCCAGCTAAAGCAGGAGCTATAACTTCTGTTGCATTACCAGCTACAGCCTCTATAACATCTTGTGCAGATTGAAACGTAGCAGCACCTCCTGTTTGATTTGTATGTCTCACATAAACTCGACCACCATGTAAAACATCTATAGCAGTTGCTTGTGTAAATCTTAATCTTACAAACTGTTCATTAATAGGTTCAATATTAAGTCCAGAAACATCTTCTGGTAATGCACTTTTACCAACAGCAATAAATGTTCTAGTTGTTGGACTTGCAGATAATTTCAATTCTAAATTATATGAAAATACTTGAATTGTATAAGTACCTTTTGCACTATCTAATAATTCAAAATCAGTACTAAATACAACTTGCGAAACAAAGTTACCATTTTCTAATTTGTAATTAACAAGATATTGAGTAACACCTTGTACTGCTTCCCAACTAACAATTAATTTACTTCTAGCAATACTATTTATAACAACTGTTTGCTCTGTGACTATTAAGTTACTTGGAGAAGATACAAGGGCATTTAATAAAGATACAGTTCTTGTAGGTAAAGCAGTACCATTTTCAATAAAGGCATATTTATCTTCAACATAAGATAAAGCTGTTATCACATAATTAACATCATCTTGCTCTTCTACTTGAATTACTCTAAATAACTGCGTTTGTAAACTTGTACTGGATATTAGATAAGGAGAATTTGTAAGGGGTGCTGATGAAAATGTAGCCTGTTTAACTACCTCACCTTGGTCATTTACTTTTGAAACAGCTTCAGATGAATTTTCTAAAGTTAGAACTCCATTAGTTGTATCTCCAATTTTACCAACTTCTACTGTTCCATTAGACAAAATTACACTAATAGTTGGGCTATCATTTAAAGCTGGTAAAGTTGTTTGTGCTTCTGCATCAATAGTTATAGCAGTGGTTGTTGCAGTTACGACACGACCACCTCTTCTAGCTCCTGCCCTCACTGGATCGTTTATTTCAATAACAGAACCAGGTCTTACAACAATTCCTGCATCTATTGAAGTTGAAAATGTAACAGTTTCACTTTCATTTTGTTCAGCAAATAGTACTGCTCTTCCAAGCCTTGCTGCCTGATTACGAGAAGTACAGGCAAATGCTTTAATTTGTTTTACAATCGTTCCAAGTTTAGCTATAGCTGTTGCATCTTCTATAACTTCAAAATCTACTTCCTTAGAATCCATGTTGAAGTAACTTACAGAAACAACAGAATGACGTTGTTTTAAACTGCTTCCCTGATATGTAAATCCACTTTCTCCTACATTTGCTAGGTTAAATAAATAGCTTGCCGTAGTTTCTTTATCCTGAGATATGGTTATAGAACCAGCGGACCATATTGGCATACATCTCATTACACCAGACAGATCATTTATTGCTGCAAATGCTTCTTTAGGACTTTGAATATTTACATTACAACTAAATCTAGCTTCCTCTGTACCCGCTGGTGATCCGTCTTTTACTAATACATTGGCATATTTACTGGCAGCTACGAAACTAAATAAATCTAAATTACTATCAGTAACATGATCTCCTAATCCATATCTAGTGTTAGTCAAAAGATCAAGTAAACACATAGCAGGGCAATTTGTATAAACAGCAGCACCCATTACACCATTGAAAATATACCCACTTGGGTAACGTATTCTTCCTGTAGCTGAATCAACATTTGGAGTTCCAGCAAAAGTACAATTTGATGTTGTAACGGCTTGAGAAGTGCCAGAGGTTAAAGTAAATGAATTTACGTTAGGAACAGTTTGTATTACAAAAGTTCCATTTACTCCAGCACCAGAGGTCGCAGTAAACACTACTGATTCACCAACAAGTAAACCATGATTATTATTATTAACGGTGACAACAGTGGTTGATTGTGTATAAGTAGCAGATACCACAGAAGCAGATGCTCCTGGTATCCTTACTTTTACTCCTCTGATACGATACTTTCTTGTAGGAATACGATTAAAGTGTTTACTATCTAAACGCAGAGCTACATAAGCACTATTCGCATAAGTTGAATTATTGTCTATAACCTCTTGAAAAGCAGTAAATTGAAACAAATTTACTCTCTGTGTATCTGTGCTATCTGCTGTAATACGAATAACTCTTATATCTACAGTTGTATAACCGCTTGTCAATTCTATTCTGTGATCTCTGGCATAAGAATCAGCAGTCCTACCACTGACTGAAGCAGTTATTTTGTCATCAAAACCTCCAGAATCATGTTGTATTTGAATTGCATACTCAACAGTGTCTCCTCGAATATCTCCATCATCCTCAAGAACTTGAATCTGAGGCCAAGTTAAAGTAACAATAACAGCATCAACATCTGTATTGGTAATCTGTCTAGTTACTGCACCACTTATACCAACAGTTTGGGCTGTCCATGTAACTCCACCATCAGTTATAGTTTGCCCAACAGAAGCAGTTAAAAAAGCTGTAGGTTCAGTAGTGCCAGCTTGTCCTGCGGTAGTGCATTTAAAAACAATAGTTTTACTCGCTTCACTATTACCAGATTTTACTATGTTACCAACAGTGTAGTTTGTGCCAGTTATTGTTTCTGAGCCATCAGTATTCTGTGTAGTTACAACTGTCCAAATAGTAGCTAAATCATCATTTTCAACTTCAACTCCAACAGCAGTAGGTGATCTGCTTTCATCAGTATTTGGAATACCACTCATAGCTGTTTGGTTTGACGTTCCAAACTTAGATTTAAAAGTTACATCTTTAAAATTAAACTTTTCATCAGTAGGACTTGCACTTGTAGCATCAGCAGCGAGTATTGGAGTGTCATCAAGAAATACATCTTTTAAACTTGCATTGTCATATGCAGTTGTACCTTTTGTAAGTCCTTCTTTTGAAGCACTGGCAAAACCCTCTATCTCTCCTTCAGAAATTAAGTCTTGAATAGTAGCAAAACTTCTACTATGTAAAGTATCTGGAGCACGATAAGGAGGAGGAGGACTTCTCCTACCACCACCAGCACCTTTAACAATTTTAGTTTCGTCTGTCATGCTTCCACCTGATTAGTGTCAATCGCTGCGGAGACAACCACCGAGCCAGTTATGATTTCTCCATATACTATTGGTACAGGTGTACCAGCCCTTGATGTATTTTGCACTCCACTAAAGTTAAAAGATAATTGTGGATCTTCTTCTGAATTAAATTTCTGTGGTTCTGGTAATGGAAATAAAAGTTCATTTACTCCCATAAGAGTTAACGCTATTCCTAAATTTCCTATTGCTGCTTGAAATCCACTAAATCCTTTTGCTGCTGAAAATCCCAACCCACTGAAATTTGCACCAGGCATTGCAAAAGCAAGACCAATTAATGCAGCACCTAGTAATATCTTTCCAAACCCTCTACCAGCACCACTTATAGCTGGAATAAAATGTATATCTTCCTGCCCTACAGGATATGATATTTCATTCTCATCAATCTCATAATTACCAACTTTTACCTGATAATATTTTGGACCCATAAAACGCTCTACTTCTGGAAAATTATGTATTAAAAAACTTACTGCCTGTGAAACACTACTAACCTTTATCTCGAACTCTTTATGTCCAATAAACTCTGCTAATTGTCCATACAACTTTAATTTACGAAGCATAGCGATACCTCTTTCCCGTACATTTTAACAACCATTCAGAGTAAGGCTCTCTACAAGATAGTCTATCGGTTAAATGATGAATAACATCACCTTCAAAAAATAATGCCACATGATTTAAAGTTGGATGCAATATTGACATTAGTAATACATCTCCATCTTGTAATCTTTCATCGGGTCTAAGTTCTCTAAAACCTGTTCTCCATGCACAACTTTCAAATAAAGGGTTATCCATGAATTGTTCTAATGTTGTAGGTCTATCCCAATCTTTAAGTTGTATATTCTTCTCTTCTTTATACCAATCTCTTACTAAACTCCAACAGTCTGTTATACCCCATACCCATTGACGCCCCAATAAAGGAGGTTTATATCCGCATGGTTCTAAATATGCCCATTGTTGAGTTTTTGGATTAACAATATACCAAGGTAAATTACTATCCTCGCAACCAATTCTGTCTGCCTGACTAGGGGCAGGGGGTGTTATTGGATGACTATGAACTACACCTACAATCTCACCAGTATTATCAGCTTTTACATAATCTTCTGGGTCGATAATAAAACATTGATGATCTGTAATTGAGAGATTACGACAAGGATAATATCGTTTTTTACCTTTTACATTCAAAAGTAAACCACAAGATTCTTTAGGATCTTCTTCTTGTGCATGAAGTAGTGCTTTATCTTTCCAAGTCATCCTACAAATGTACCAATAGAAGGAAATATAGATCGGGTTGCTTGACGTTTTGGTATTCGTACTCCTGCTAAATCTGTAGGAGCAGCAAGTTCAAATTCTACAACTTCTCTATTTTCTGAAGCCTTGCGATCAATCGAATAAACTTCTTGTGGAAATTCTGCTGTGTTATCTGCTGTTGGATTACTACCATCAGCAAAATTAACAGCATCTATAAATTTAGCTAATGTTCTGATTCTTGTTACTGTAGCTCCTGTTAAATCATTACCAGTTGTAGCTTTGTTTACAGTTAAAAGTATTGCTGAAATTAATCCTGTGGCATTACTAATAGTAATTTTAGGTCTGGGTAACTGTCCCTTTTGAAAAGCAAAACCTGATGCCTGTATTGGAAATCTAAGATAAGCATTACCAGCCCAGACTATCTGACCATTAGCATTTAAGTTGCTTCCAGCATGAAAACGATATACCTCTAAATTTTGAGCAGTCCAAACGACTTGATTATCATTAATAACACTACCACTACTAGCAGATGCAAACCCACCAGGTTCACTATTTCCACTTTGCCCTGCTGTAGTGCATTTAAAAACAATTGTTTTACTTGAGTTCGATGAACTTACTAGATCATCGAGAATATAATTTCTATTTGCCTCCCAAAATTGATAATGTAATCCATGTTGAAGATTTAAGACAAACAATTCAATAATTGCTGATGGATTTATTGACTGTAAATTAGTAAAAACTGCTGAGTTTACTGACATTAGGAGGCAGGTTCAAATACTTGTCTAAAGGTAGCTTGAATAGTAGCTCTATTGTTATATGGTATAGATTTGTTCCATCCTTCGCAAACAAACTGAGATGAACTAGCTTCTCCTGGAGGAGTAAATGTAAAGCTGACACTATCATTTGCTCTAGCATCTAAAAATTCTTCAATTTTTACTGCATCTGCTTGGCTTTTGTTAAAAGTAAAATTAAAAACTTTTGGATTTTGATGTTGTGCCAACCCAAACAATAAACGATGCTCATATCCATCAGCAAAACGAACAGTACGAGTTAATGGTGCAGATCTTTTCTGTTGTCCATAACTAGGTGTTGTACCTCCAGTAGACGTTCCAACAGTAGAATCATCGAACGTAGCCATTATGCAAGTAATCCTCC